ATGCCCGTCAAGAAGCGGCCGATCAACGGCGAGCGAGTCTGGGTCATCGACCGCCGGTTCCGAACCGCGAACGGCAAAGAGGAGAGGTACCGGCGGGCGGCTCAAGTCCAGAGCCGTGACGCGGCCGAGGCCGAGGAGCGGCGCATCCAGGCCTACTTCGCCGAGCACGGGACGATCAGGCCCCTGCTGGAGAAGGTCGAACCTAGGGGTGAGGTCGCGAAGAAGGTCTACGTCTGGGAGGACGCCGTCGAGCACTACAAGAAGGTCGAGCTGCCCATGAGGAAGCCGTCCGTGCGGGCGAGCTACGGGGCGATCCTAGGTCAGCCGATCCTCGGTTACTGGTCGGGCAAGCCGCTGACCGAGATCGCGAACAAGCATGAGCAGAAGAAGTGGGAGGTCTGGGCGTTCACTCTGCTCCCGAACAACGGGAGCCGGATGAAGCACCACATCGTGTTGAGGTCCGTGCTGAAGAGCGTGGCCCCCGACGAGGATGAAGACGGACCCGGCCTCATGCTCTCCGAGGTCCCGCGGTTCATCCCCCTCCCGAAGCCCGACGAGAAGACGATCGAGATCCCTCACCCTGAGGACGTCCAGGCAATCATGAACGAGGGCCGGGATGGCCGCACCCCTAAGTATTGCAGGGGGAGGGCCATCAAGCGGGCGCAGCTCGCCTTCGCCCTGTCGTTCTGGGCGGGGCTCCGTGCCGGTGAGGTGAGGGCCCTGCGGAAGCGAGACGTCGACAAGCGGCGGAAGGTTATCAACGTCCGCCTCTCCCGTTGTGTCGGAGAGGAAACGGTGACGAAGGGCAAAGCGGAGCGTCCCGTCCCGATCGCGGAGCCCCTTTGGGAGCGCCTCGAGCCGCGTCTCGAAGAGATCGAGGACGACGACTACATCGCCGTGAACATGCACGGGGAGCCCTGGTCCGACTCAGGGATCTATCAATCGTTCGTGCGGTCGTGCGAGCGCCTCGAGATCAAAGGGTCGCGCTACCACGCGTGCCGGCATTTTTTTGCAACGGCGCTCTTCGGTTCCGGGGTCGACGCCGTAACCGTCCAACACCTACTAGGTCACAAGGACCTCAACACGACCCAGAGGTACGCGAAGTTCGTGGAGAGCCGGGCTCGGAAAGCGATCGAGGTCTTTTCTCTTGATGCACTTCCTAGGGTGGAGGTGCACGATGAACAACGAACCTGAACTCGCGATTCACGTCGTCGAGATCCCCGACGACGTCTTCTACGAGGCCGCCGGCCTCGCTGCTCCCGAGATGTGCGGCGTCTGCTTCGAGAGCAGCAAGGGGCTCACCGATGAGATCGGTCCTTTGGGCCTGGTCAAAGTGTGTAATGGCTGCCGGGTTGAGTAGGACCGTTCCCAAGGTTAATTTGGCCGCCTAACCCCTAGGTTCGTACGCTCGTCGTCCTGGGAAACCCATGACGAACGGGCGGAAATATGGCCGGGGATGATGACTTCCGAGGCGATTGGGAGGAGCTAGCGTCCTACCGTGAGCCGGCGGAGCCTTTGACGCGAGAGCAAGAGCTGGCGGCTCTCAGGGATCGGCTCCGACAAGCGCTAGCGGACCTAGAGTCGCTCCGAATGCCTTACCAGGGAGAACGAGACAACCTAGGGTTAGAAGGCGAAGAGCGTCAGAGAATGGACGCCGTCTTCGGCGAAGGGCTCTCGGTCCTCATCCCGCCCACGGTCGTGACGTGGGCGATTAACTATGCTGCCGATGAGTCGGCATCCCTACGGGTCCTCGAGCTTGTGCATGGCGCCAACGGGTGGGGCGCGAACTTCGGCAACCTGAGTTGGAGGACCGGCCCCACCGTTGGTGAAGCGCTCGAAGCGTTGGCACAAGCGCTCGATAGTCGCCCGGACTAGCGGCGCCCCTCCGAAAGTTCAGAGCCTGCTTGGTAGCTCGCCGCAGGGGGCCGAGCCGTGGTGCTTCCGGCAAACCCGGCACAGGGGGCCGAGAGCCCGGATGTGCTCCCGCATCTTGCGGCGCTCCTCGGTCAGCGGCTCGTCGCTCGGCACCGCCCTGAGGCGAGCCGTCTCAAGTTCACGCCGACGGGTCGCCGCTCGCTGGGCCTCGGTCTCAGGCGGGTCGTGGGTCCGCTCCCGCTCGTCGTCGAACCGAACGCGGTCTCGACGGCGGGCGAGGTAGCGGGCGAACTCGTCGGGGTCCTTGAACGCCTGAGGTTCCTGTTCCTCGGGGAAGAGCCGAGACATGAGCAGGTCGTTGACTTTGGTCGCGTGACGTTCTCGTTCACGCTTGTGGCGTAGATCCATCCTAGCCTTCGGGCTCAAGGGCGGGCAGTCGCACTCCTCGAGCGAGCCGCACTGGAGGCACCCATGGGTCGTGCACTCGAAGTTCGAGCAGACGCCGTTGTCTTCCAAGAGGGACGCGCACTCGTCGCAGTAGTCGTCGAGGTCGCTGCTCACGTCGTCGTCCTCGGTCGCGGCGTGAACGACCGGCTCGTCCTCGGGTGAATCATCGGGCGCAGCAAGGTCATCTTGCTCGTCGTCTACACCAAGCTCCGCCTGGCAATCGGCGCAGAAGCCGGACTCGAGGGCGGGAGCGTCACTGCACTCGAGGCAGAGAGCGGGCTCGACATCAAACGGGCTGGACATGGGCCGCCTCCTTCGCCGCTTTGGCCGCTGCTCGCCGTTTGGTCATGTAGGCCTTCATGTAGGTGCGCTGTTGCGCTTTGTACTCGGGCGTCTTCTTGTGCCACTTCGACCAGAGGGCACGGTAGCGGCGCATCACGAGCGCGATTTCGCCGTCGACGCCGTCGAAATGGCGTTTGCCGTTCTTGTCGGCGGGGCCGTAAAAGGTGTCCCTGAAAGCTGTGCTCTGGTTCTTCCACGCGTCGAGGCTTAGGGGCTCCGGAACTGGTTTGCCTTTCGGCCCACGGCGCCAGCCGGAGCGGTTCCTAGGCGCCACGTACAAGAGCCGGAGGCCCTCGTAGGCCGCTTGGGTCCTGTCCCACTGGGGGAAGCGTGTAGCGCCGTCCTGGACGGCCTCTACGACCTTCCCGGAGCGGATCGCACGCTCGAAGTCTCCGAGCGCTTGGTTGAAGCGTGTGAAAGCCGCCTTGCGACGTTCAACGAGCCCGGTCCGGTCGACCATGGCGCGATCCATCGGCTCGCGACGCTTGCCCTTGTCGAGCGCTTTGAAGTCGATCACAGCGTCACCTCGTCCAAGAGGTCGTAGACGACGTTCTCGTCGATCTCGGCGTCGTGTTCCTCTCGGCGTTCCAAGAGCTGGCTTAGTCCGATCTCCAGACCCTCCCTGAGGAGCTTCGACTTAGTCGCGAATCGGTGACGTTGAGTCAGTCGATCCAACGCCTCTTTGGACTTCTCGCTGATCGGAACGGCAATCCTTGGTTCTTTCGTCATCGTGATCTCCTGCCGATCACGTGCGAATAAGTGATCTACCGGGCCGGATTCAAGAACGGTGGGATGATGTAGGTTGATGTCCTACCCGTCTTTGTTAAGATCCTTGATCAACAACACCAAGAGGGCCGGAGGCCGGTGTCCGGAAAGCAACTGAGAAAAACTAGATAGTGTGTGTATTGCCCTAACAAGGAGAGACAATATTCAAAAACACCGAGAAACAGAGGCTTGTTAGGGCAATACACCCAAAGGGCGGTTTTTCTCAGTTGCCGTCCCGGAACCCGGAAGGGCGGAAAGACGTGGAAGCAAGGAACAGAAGGAACAAGGGAAGCAGAGCAAGAAAGACCTCTCGGATAAAAAAGAAGAGCTAGCGAAGCTAGCTCTGGGATTAGGCCCCCCGCCGGTCAGAGCCAGCGGCGAAGGCCGCATGCCTACTGACCGCCCTCGACCGCCAACGGAGCGTCGTAAGCGGCTTGGTGATGGGAGGCGACCTCGTAGCGCTTCGAACCGACCTCGATGATGTAGCCCTGGTGGTGATGGTTCCCCATGAGCTGCTTCAACATGTCCCGAGCAGCCTTCTCGGAAGGGTGATTCGTCGGGGCTTGGGATTCGATGAGGCCCATGTCGACGTAAGCCTCGTAGCTCCCGTCCCGGAGCTGACGGATGAACGGCCGCATCACGAGCAACGGGGCGTCTTCTCGGTAGCCGTCGGGGTGACGCTCGAAGAGAGCCCGGCAAAGCTCTGAGGCGACCGTAGCGACGGCGTTGGTGCCGTACACGCCGTCGACCTCGGCCTTGGTCTCGAGCGCCACTTCGATGCTCACCGTACAGATGGGCCGTGGTGGTTGGGTTCGTGAGAGCGCCGTGTACCTCACGGTTTGGTTCGTCCCCGGCTTCGGCGTCTCGGCCGTGGTTTCGATGTGCCAGTCGATCGGTTGCTTCACCATCCCCACCTCCGAACACATCGCGAAGCTCGCCTCAAGGGCTTCAGCTAACGCCGCGAAACTACCGAGCACCCGGTGACAGCAACCTGAACGGGGTGGCTCGCCGTCGATCGGTGGCAGCCGCCGCGGAAAATCGGAATCGCAAATCCGATTTCTGGATCCGTCGACCCAGAATTCACCCCACCGTCGACCGATTTCAAGGTTGCCAATCGGTGTTCAGTGGTCATGATGTACACACACCACCTGGTAAGTGTACATGGCATCACGACGACGGCTGACGAATCCGAACCTTGCAGTGGGCTACCTTCGGGTCTCGACCGACGAGCAGCGGAACGGCATCGAGGCTCAACGAGGACAAATCGAGCGATGGGCGAGCACGGCCGGCGTCACCATCGTCGCGTGGCACACGGACGAGGGCATCTCGGGCGGAGCCGCACTCGACAAGCGTCCGGCCCTCATGGCGGCTCTGGATAGCGTCCGAGCGGCGAAGGCTGGCCTTCTAGTCGTCGCAAAGCGTGACCGGCTCGCAAGGGAGACGCTCTTCGCTGGCATGATCGAACGCCTCGCCCAGAAGCACGGCTCTCGGATCGTCTCGGCCGACGGCACCGCAACTGACGACACGCCCGAAGCAGCCATGCTCCGCGGCGTTCAAGACGTGTTTGCTCAGTACGAACGGGCGCTCATTCGTTCGCGGGTCAAAGCCGCTCTGAGCGTCAAGAAGAGCAAGGGCGAGCGTGTCGGCAGCGTCCCGTACGGCTCTCGGCTCTCCGCTGACGGAACGCACCTCGAACCCGAGCCCGAGGAGCAAGCCGTGCTGGCGCGTATCCGCTCGCTCCGAGAGGCAGGGCGGCCCCTCCGAGCCATTGTCACGGACCTCGAGACGTCCGGCGCCCGTGCTCGCGGTGCACGCTGGCACCTCACGACCGTGGCCCGCCTCGTCGGCTAGAGGCGGCTCGCACGCTGCCGGCCGAACTCGACCCTCGGATCGACCCCGGGGGGAGGGGTAACTCGGGCCCCCCCTTTTTGAAATCGAATACGCGATGACTAAGCGTCGTTAGTCCACTTATTCGCCGTCTCAAGACAGAGATGGCCAAGAGCATCAACGTCCGGCTCTCGGACGACGCACACAAGATCCTCAGGGACCTCGCCTACAAGAGCGGGCTCACGAACGCTCGCGTCCTCGAGCTGGCCTTGAAGTCGCTCCGCGCGGACGCCATCGCCGAGTGGCCGAAGCCGTACGTAACGCCGGTCACGACGGTCGAGGAGGTTCGCTCGCTCGCAACCCATGTGGGTGAGATCCCGCCGGCCAACGAAGACTTCAGCGGCTCGGAGGGTGACTCCGAAGGTAACGACGGGGCGGGTTCTCGTGCATTCCCCGAATCCACACCCTCCGAGCCCGCTGATCTTCACACCCAGGACACGGAGCGTCCCCCGGCGAAGGACGACGAGGACGACCTCTTGGACTTCCTGGCGAGCTTCGACGGTGAGTCATGACGCGACGGTGTGAAGACGAAGCGCATGAAGCGGTCTGCATAACCGGAGCACAACGATGACCGTCACCAAAGCACAACAAGCAGCGCTGGACTACCAGGGCCACATCATCTCACTCGACGATCACACGACACCCGAGGTCCACAAGCTCGACGACGGACGAAGCGTCGTCCTCTTCGCCATGTGCGCGTGCCCGGAGATCCAGTGGAACGTCCACGGCGAAGCTCTCATTTGTCTAAAGTGCCGTGAGGCCGGCCGCACCCACGAGCGCTTCTCGAAGCCTGGGATCTTCCCGATCCAAGAGTTTGCGTGGCGGTCCACGTAACCACCCTATGCGAACCCGGGATCTCTACTTCGCCGCCTTCCTCGTTGCTTCCGAGCACGTGGTGTCGAGGACCGAGCGCCCGGCGGAGAACCCTAGGGTTCTCGTGTGGGTCTTCGACGTCCCTAGTGAAGCGTATCAAGCGTTCCGAGCCGGCTACCTCACGGGTCAAGCGCTCGTGAACGCCCGTGCTTACGCTGATGCCCTTCGAAACCTCAAGAACATGATCCATAGGGACGACGAAGGCTGATGCCCCTTTCGGCGGCTCAGCTTCGAGCGCTCGAAACCGCGCTTCGACAAGAAGCAGAGGCGACGCTCAGGGCGAGGGGATGGGACGGTCACCTTGCGCTCGTCAGGAACCCCTACGGTGATGAGCTAGCCCTGAGGCTCGAAGGGACGGCACGAATCGGCCACCAGAGTTTCATCAACGAGCGAGCGCTCGAGGTAGCGGCGGAAGGCTCGTTCGCGCATGACGTCGTGCGAGGTCAGCTTCTACATGACCTTCGGCGATTCCCGGCCCTCCCTGGCTCCGCTGCTGAGCCAGAAGCCAGAGAAGCGGAACGACGGCGCGTGCTCGAGGAGCTTGGAGTCACGGTGGTTCGCAACGTCGACGAGCTGCCTCCCGAGGTTCGCCCTCGACCACGCCCTATCGAGCAGGCTTCGCCAGCGGGACGTGCGCTTTCGGCCGCCGCTCTGGGTGCGATCGCAGGCGCAACGTACGGTCTCGATTTCCCCGACGTCGAGTACACGTTCAGCAACAATGTCTTCCTCGCCACAGGCGCAAACCTAGTGAACGCCGCTTCAACGCCGCAACATGAAGAGCCGGCGCTTCCCGGGCCCGAACCGAAGAGCCGCTACGAGCTGCTCATGGGCGAGGACGTGATCTAGCGGACCTACTCTGGCTCGTGATCCTCGTCGTCTTCCTTCTTTGCGAAGGGGAGTTGTAGTTGATCGCGTGGCCCCGGCTTCCTCATCATTTTCCAAACCTGCCTGGGCAGCAACCCCTGCTTATTCATGCTCTTGGTGTCGATGATGATGTAGCGATGGTCACCGACATTTCGGGTGAGGCTCAGGGCGAGAATGTGAGCGGGTCGATCACTAACGAGGAAGTATGCATAGGGCAAGCACTCGACCCAATCGTAGATCCGCGGATGGTTGTCGACCCACTCCCGGACATCCACCGAGTTAAACTCCTCACTGTAGACGAGCAGGTACGTCCTCACGACTCGTCGTCTCCCGATAGTAGGGCGGGCGGTGGTGGGTCTGGGTTGGACAGCATCTCCAGGCTGGCGGGATCGATCGGCACGTCCGACCCCTTGGCCCTGATCATCGCGATCGTCTTCTCGCGAAGGCGAAAGCTCTCGGATTGAAGGAGCCGCGGGTCGCGAACCGCGAAGTATATGAACGCGAGCCCGTAGAAGATCGTCGAACCGATCACGAAGTACATGACAAGGACAGAAATCGGATGGTCGGGGCCGACGTGGGCGATGAAGCCGAGGCCACCGATGACGATCACAATGAGAGGTGCGGCCAGCGGCCCCATAACGTTACGCACCCAACGTTGCTCGATGATTGACCGAGCGCCGGAGGAGATCTGATGCAAGAAGCTGAGGTTACCCAAGACGGGGGCCGAGCCTACGTTTGTCGTTCGCCGATTTCTAGGGCCGCGCTAAAACCCGGGGGATGCCCGCCCTCTACGAAGTCGCCTTCTCGTCCGCTGACGACGCCGACATCGACGCGGAGCTGACGCTCCTCGAGGACAAGCCCATGACGCTCGAGGACATCACCGCCGTGTGCGAGAAGTACAAGATCAGGGCGAAGGTGATCGAAGACGGACGGCTCGTCCGTGAGATCGTCCCCGATGGGATGCCCAAGCGCTCTTGGGGCTAGAGCTTTGACGCGACCCAAATCGAACCGAGCACGATGGCCGCTCCGGTGAGCCACCATGCCGGGCCGTTCTCGGCCTTAACACAAACGTCGCGCTTGCAAATGTCGAACCTAGGGGTGGGGGCGGGCGAAAAATACACGTAGCTCATGTTGAGCACCAACGGAGCACACCTGCCCAGTTCGGATCCACTTTTAGGCAAAACCTCAAATCCCAGGTTCGCAGGCCACGCCGACCTGGTGGCAAGCCGTCGCGCAGTGGCCGATCGCCGGGCAGGTCCCGGTAACGCAGGCGTTGATGCAGTCGTAGGGCATCCCGTGCGAGTCCGTCAGGCACTGCTGCTCGAAGTGGCAGCCGGTGTCGGAGTCGTAGTGCTCGGGAGCACCGGCGGCTCCCGGTGTTCCCGCAGCGGCGCTCGGCATGCCACCCATGCCGGCAAGGGAGTGCTCAGTAAGCACACCCCCAGCTCCGCCCATGCCGGCGACGGGCTCGCCGCCCATCCCGGCAACGGGTGACGTCTCGAGCTGCCCACCGGAACCGGCGCTCGTGACGTCACTGCCGCCGGTCCCGGCGGTCAGGACTTCACCGGCGGTTCCACCAGAGCCGGCGCTACTCTCGGGAGTTGCGGTCTCGGCCGGCGGCGGTGTCAACGAGCCAGGGTCGAGGTCCTGATCGTTCGATCCAGAGCACCCGGTCACGAGCACGAACGCGAACACCGTCCCTAGAAGATTGGCGGCCCTCATAGGACTACTGGATAGCTCGTCGTAGCCCCGTGTCCATCCCACATGGACACACAGGCCAATAATGGACTTATTGCCCTTAGTTAGGTGAACCCCAGGCCGCCCGGTTTCATGAAAGGTCTGGCGGCCGTTCGCCGTGGCGGCCTGGGGCTCAACCCAGCATGGCGCTCAAGGGCAAACCGAACTCCGTCACGACGGCGATCCAGGACGCTGAGATCCGTGCGCTCCAACAGGAGTACGTCACGAGCGTTGGAGAAGACGGGACGATCGTCACGGAGCTGCCGTGGGCACCGCTAATTCGCAGGCTCGATGCCGAGTGGCGTGAGCCCAAGGCCGATCCGACCCTCATCAAGGCCAAGGTCGCTCAGTTTCTGAAGGCCGTCGCTCGCGGCAACTACCTCAACACAGCGCTCCGCACCGCTAGGATCTCGAACCAAGCCTTCGCTCATTGGAGCGACATGGCCCGGAAGCGCCAGCAACCCTATGCGCTTGTCTTCGAGCTTCTCGAAGAAGCGGAGCACGTCGCCGAGAGCCGCATGCTCTCGATCATCGAGAGGGCCGCCATCGAGGATTGGCGGGCGGCGGCTTGGTACCTCGAGCGCAAGTCCCCCGAGCGGTGGAACGCCAACCGCATCAACCAAAAACAGACTTGGAACTCGGGCGATCCACGCCTCGCGGGCGGATCCGAGCCAAAGCAAATCGACACCCAGGGGGCGCCTCTCGAGCTGCTCCCCGCACTCACCGAGGAAGCCGCCGAATGAAGTTCTCAAAGGTTCACGTTGTCTCGCCGGGCATCGACTACGGGACGGGGCTCGAGTCGCTCTTCAAGTCCGAAGGCACGGCGCCTCGTGATGGTTGGACGCTCGAGGGCCACACGGCCGGCATCCTGATGAAGAAGGGCGGGAAGACGTATCTCGTCCCGTGGTCTCGCGTGAGCCATGCCGAGATCATCCCCGACCCTGAGAAGGCGAAGCTCTCGTGATCAACGACGACAACGACGGTCGGCTCGAGGCGGCGGCCATCGCCGAAGAGGCGAACAAGGCGCTCCGTGAGGGCGACACCGTCAAGATCAGCCGTTACTTCGAGGACATCTTGGACGAGATCCACACAGCTAGGGGTTCGTCCTTCTGGTCGGATCCCGGCTATTCGACGGCCGAAGCCGAGCGTCGTGAACGTGAAGACCTAGAACTCCGTGGAGCGCTCGCCGTCAAGGTGACCGACGCTCTTAGTGGTGAGCGCATCAAGGTCACGCGCATCACCGAGAACGAAGACCGCGACGGCTACAGGGTCGAGGCTCGTGACAACGCCGGCCGGCTCTACACGACGGACCTCATCTATCAGGACGCGATCGTAGCGGGCGAGACGAACCCCGTCGGCCTCGTCAACAAGATGACAGCTTGGATCGTCGAAGGGATCCGAGCGGAGCGTGACCGGTACTTCCGCCGGATGGGTGCGACGTGAGTGTTGTGCCCGCGCTCGTCGCAATTTTGATCTTCGTGCTCGTAGTCAACTGAACGCCGCCACCATGGTCTGCTAACTACCGAACAGCTCTTCACTCATCCCGATGCCTTCGGGGTGAAGACGGCATCGCCGCTCCAGCGAGCAATCGCTAGGGCGCTCGATGGACGTCCGATCGGCAAGCTGTGGGAGGACCCTCAAGTTCAATCCGCGTTCGGCGGAGGTCTGCCCGAGGCGGGGACCGCTCCGTTCATGGCGTGCATCCTCGCCGCGATCAGAAGCGGCAAGTCGATGCTCGCCGCTGCCAAGGCGATTCACGCGAGCCAAACGTGTTCCGTGGAAGGGCTCGCTCCGGGCGACATCCTGAGGATCCCGATCCTCGCGACGACGACGAAGACCGCGAAGCAGAGCTACTTCCACGTCGTCGGCACGCTCCAAGCGAAGCCGCACCTTAAAGCGTTGATTGCGGCTCCACCCACGGCGGAGAGCGTCTTCGTCAAGCATCCTTCCGGACGTCTCGTCGAGATCACGATCACGGCGCTGAGCGCTCGAGGATCGAACCTCGTCTCGACGTACATCGCGACGGCCATCTTCGACGAGGCGCCACGCATGTCGGGGGACGACGAGTCGAAGCGGAACCTCGACGAAGCGCTGTCCGCCATCGCTGGCCGCATTCGCCCCGGCGGACAGATCCTACTAATCGGGTCCCCGTACCAACCTTACGGTCCAGTCTACGATCTCGTCCAAGAGCGCTTCGGCAAGCCGGGAGAAGACTGCCTCGTAGTCCGTGCCGGCGGCCCGGCGATGAACCCAACTCGGTGGACGCACGCCGAGTGTGAGGCTCTCCGGCGTAGAAATCCGGACGCCTACAAGACCGACGTCCTCGCTGAATTCGCCGACCCTGAAGAAGCGCTCATCAAGGATTACCTCCTACAGCGGGCGATGAGGGACACGCCCGTCGAGCGTGCTCCTGACAAAGGCCACTACTACGTGGCCGCGATGGATCCCGGGGCGAGGGCGAGCGTGTGGACGTTCGTCATCGTTGGTCGCTTCAAGGCTCCGGACGGCTCTCTTCGTCCCCATTTCCAGGTCGTCGTCGCCAAGCAGTGGGACCCCAAGAAGTTCGCCGACGGGAAGCTGAACCCGAAGCTCATCCTCCAAGAGATCCGAACGCTCTGTGATCGCTACGGCGTTCCCGACGTTCACACGGACCAGTTCGCGGCCGACGCTCTACAGAGCCTCGCTTGGGATCAGGGCGTCACGCTCATCACGCACAACGTCGACGCCGCTTTCCGTCTCGAGTGGGCGACGGCCATCAAGACCGGGCTCGAGGAAGACACACTCAAACTCCCGCCCGTCCCTGAGCTTCGCGAAGACCTCGTCAGGCTCAAGAAGCGGGTCACGTCGAACGGCGTCGTGATTCAGATGCCGGTGAGCGGTGCGGGCCGTCACTGTGACTTCGCACCCGCTCTCGGGCTCGCTCTGCTTTATCCGCCGGAAGCTCCGGACCTCGAGCCCGAGCAACAACAAGACGACTTCGACTTCGAAGAGTTCATCAAGAGCCGCCAGGCCGAAAACCCCTTTGACGGGGCTCTCGAAAGGCTTGTGACGTGACGCTCGACGAGACTCTCAAATTGCTCCGAGCCAATGAGGTTCGGGCGGCCAAGTTCCACGCGGACGGCTCGATCGCTGAGATCGAGTTCGCTCCGTCAACGCCGGCTTTCATCGAAGAGACCGAGGCGTTGGCCACCGAAAGGCCGGATCCAGCGCTGACGTCCTACGAGAACGCGCTCGACATTCTTCAGCGTGGCCGTGACCAGCGGAACGGAGCTGACTCGTGAGCGCTCTAGCCGCTTGGTACATGCGAGACAACGTCGAGCTTCCCGACGGCGTCATCGCTCCGCTCGAACCACACAAGGCGATCTTCGAGTTCGGCGAGCGACTGTTCTCCGAACAAGGCGACGTTCGCCGCACGAGAGCCGATGCCGCGCTCTTCATGTACTACGGCAACTCTCGCCGCGGTCTTACGGGTTCGAACTTCGCGACGACGGAGGCGTTCTTCGGCGAGTGGAACCTCCCGTTCCGCAACATCATCCAGTCGTGCGTCGACACGAAGACCGCGCACATCTTCAGGAACAAGGTCCGGGTCTTCTTCCTGTCGACCAAGGGGGACAGCAAGCTCCAAGAGATGGCGATGGGAATGACCCGCGCTATCGAGGCGGGTTTCACGGCGGCCGGCTTCTACGCCACGCCGGGGTTCAAGGTCTGCCAGGACGGTCAGCTCTTCGAGGGCGGCGGCTTCAAGATCACGCCCGACTTCGCGAACAATAGGGTTCTCTGTGATCGGGTCTTCCCGTGGGAGGTCTTCGTCCCTGAGGAAGAAGCCCGGTACGGATCACCTCGGCAGATCTTCCACCGTCAGCCGGTCGACCGACAAGTCCTGATCAAAATGTTCCCTGAGAAGGAACGTGAGATCCGGGCCGCTCCGTCATGCCCCGACGATTGGATGTACACGAACGTCGCTCCGAACACGACGACGTCGGACCTCGTCGCCGTTTGGGAGGCGTGGCACCTCCCGAGCGGGCGTGTCGATCTCGACGACAAGGCCTCGTTCGGGCTTGGTGAGGACGGAGAGTTCGCAAAGAACGTCGACCCCGGACACGACGGTCGTCACGTCATCGCGATCCAGGACGCGACGCTTCTCGATCGCCCGTGGCCATACGACTACTTCCCGTTCGCTTGGTTCCTTCCGCAACCGGATCCCTCGGGCTTTTGGTCCAGCTCGATCCCCGAGCGTTTGGCCGGCGTTCAAGCCGAATTGATGAAGCTAGGGATCAGGATCCGCAAGCTCATCAACCTCCACGCCGTCCCTAGGATGTTCATCAGCCGCGGTGCACGGCTGAACAAGAAGGAGATCACGAACTCAGGGGACGACATCATCGAGACGAGCGGCCCTCCGAGCCAAGCCGTGTGGGTCTACACGCCGAGCGCGGTACCCGCTGAGCTTTTCAAACGCGAGCAAGACCTCGTCGAGTGGGCGCAGCAACAGGTCGGCATCAGCGAGCTTTCTCAGTACGCCCAGAAGCCGGCCGGGATCGACTCCGGGGTTGGCCTCCAAATGCTCGCGGACACCGAGAGCATTCGTCACACCCCTAGTTTCCGAGCGTGGGAGGAGTTCCACCTCCAAGCGGCTCGAGCCATGGTCGACTGCTATCGGCAACTCGCCGAAGTGAACCCTGATTTCGAGGTCATTTGGGGCGACAACAAGGACCTCAAACGCATCAAGTGGAAGAGCGTCGACCTCGATAGGTCTCAATACGATCTTCGTCTCTGGCCGACGAACTTGCTTCCGAGCACGCCCGAAGCGAAGGCGAGCCGCGTCGGGCAATACGTGAAGCTAGGGGTGTTCACGCCACAGCAGGCGCTCTCGGCGCTCGAATTTCCGGACATCGAAGCCTTGCTCGGCGACTCCGCCGCGATGCGAGAGAACATCGAACGGAAGCTTCAGAGTGTCGTCCAAGACGGACTCGACGAAGACAACGCCCCGCACGCCTACTTGGATCTTGGGATGGCCAAAGCCATCGCTCGCGAGCGGATCAACCGTCTCGAAGCTGACGGTGAGGCACCCTCAAAAGTCGACGACGTTCGCCGCTGGTGGGACTTCGCCGACTACCTCGACAAGAAGAGCCAAGCGGCCTCGGCCGCAGCTCAACAGGGACAAGCGCCCGCACCGCCTCCCGGTGCACCGCCCGACGGGGGGCCACCTCAGGGTGGGCCGCCTCCCGGTCCCGGGGGCCAACCGATGGCTCTCCCGCAAGCCGCCTGATGTTCCCGAAGACGAACGGCCGCCGCCAATGAATGCCTGATGTTGTCGCAGAACAACCCCTAGAAGTTACGACCCCGACCACTACCGAAGCCGGCCCCGAGCTTTCCGGCCTCGACGCTCTCAACGCCGCGATCGAGACGGTCGAGGCCCAGGTCGACGAGGCCGAGGCCAAACAAGAGGGCGAAGCGCCCGAGGCTCCGAAGGCGAAGGAACAACCGAAGCCCGAGCCAGAAGACGTCTTCTCCGAGAAGGCGCTCTCGACGAAGCAGGGGATCCAAGCGGCCAAGGCGAAGATCGAGGAGCTTCGGACCGAGCTGAAGAAGCGCCAAAGCAAGATCGACAACTTCGACATTCGGCTCGAGAAGAAGACCCGAGCCTGGGAGGCGAAGAAGTCGGAAGAAGAGCAGCGGCTCTCGAACGACCGGAACATCGCCAGAATGCTTCAGGCGCACCTCGGCGTCTTCAGGACCGGGAGCCCGGAGCAAATCCTCGATTCGCTCGGCTCTCTTACGGGTCGGAGCGGAAAGCAGGTTTGGCAGGACCTCACGGACACGATGCTTCGTGACGGCAAGGAGCCGCCTCGGAGCCGCGAGGTCGAGGGCCTGAAGGGCGAGATCGCCGAGCTGAAGCAGCTTCTACAGAACCAACAGCAAGAGCGAGAGCAAGCCGCCCAGCGAGCCGAGCAGGAAAGACGGCTCGGACACGCCGCTCAGTGGCGGGACGGCCTCATCGAGCAGGCGAGTAACGCCGAGACTTACCCACATCTGAGCCAATACGTGGCCTTGGGGCGGGGGGCGGAGATTGCCCGCTACACGACACAAATCATCAACGACCTCACCGAAAGGGGTGAGGCGGCTGACGATTCTATTTGTTTGGCGCGTATAGAGAGCGAACTCGCAAGAGCGCTCACGTCTTCGGCGGGCGCCCAAAAGCCGAGCACGGGTCAGGGTCCCGCGAAAAAACCTGGTGGTCAGCAGGCGCAGAGAACGCCCGCAAGCATTTCACCATCAGTCACGCGCTCCGCATCAACCGTCCGAGAGATGACGGAAGAGGAGCTGCTTGAAGCGGCCCAGAGCGATCCCCAATTCATGAGCCAAGTCTTCGGACTCTAACTCCTAGGGGTGTTGTTCGTGGTGCCGACAAGGACCCACGCCCATGGCAGCAGCCACAGTGACAGGCCAAGTCAGCCTGTTGAAGAGGTTTTGGGGCAACAAGGTTGCCCAGCCGATGTACGACAAGTCTCGGCTTCTCGATCTAGCGAAGAAAGACACCAAGTTCCTCGGCGAGTCGAAGTACATCGCCGTCAACATCGCGCCCACGTCGGGCGGCTCCTCGAACTTCGAGGACGCCGTTGCTTCTCAGGATCCAAGCTCGACCAAGCGCTTCGAGATCCGTAGGAAGCGCGAATACCAGGTTTGCACGATCGCCAACGAGCTGATCGAGGCGGGCTCCGGTCAGGGTGCGATCGTCGACGCCCTCAAGTTCGAACTCGACAAGGCTCGTCAGTCGTTCGGCGAGGCGATGGCTCGTCGTGCCTGGGGCGACGGTGGTGGATCGCTCGGTCAGCTCGACTCGGGCGTGAACCTCGCGTCGACCACGCTGACGCTTCGTTCGCGCACGAACATCGTCGGTGTCTTCAACATCGGAACTCAGCTCGAGTTCGCGACGGACAACGGCACGGCATCGAACCCGGCTGGCCGCCTCCCGACGGCGACGGCGCCCGATCGTCTGAAGGTCGTGTCGGTCGATCGCACGAACGGTGCGGTCACGACCAACGCCGCCCTGAACACGATCGGCGGTCTCACCGCCAACGGCTACGTCTTCCGACGGGGCGACTATGCGAACGCGATCACCGGTCTTCCCGGCTGGCTCCCGATCGTTGCACCGACGACCGGAGACAACTTCTTCACCGTCGACCGCACGGCGGACATCATCCGTCTTTCTGGTTACCGCGTCCCCTCGAGCGGCTCGACCAAGGAAGAGACACTCCAGAACGCCGGTGCAGAAGCGAGCATCAACAACGCTCAGCCGAAGCACTTGTTCGTCAACCCGCTCGACTACAAGGACCTCTGCAAAGAGCTTGGTTCCAAGGTCAACATCGGCAGTGACGGCAAGGCGTCCGTTGGCTTCAGCAACGTTCGCGTCTTTCTCGCCACTGGCGAGGTCGAGATCATCAGCGAGCCGTTCGTGCCGAAAGGCTACGCGTGGCTCGGTGATGCCGGCGACGTAACCCTCGCGAGTGCGGGCGACTGCCCGATGATGCTCACCAAGGGTCAGGGGACGAACAACCTCCTGCTCTTGCCGGGCAACGACGCCTTCCAAGGTCGACTCGGGACCTACGCCCAGATCTCAATCGATAACCCGGGCAACTGGGGAGTCATCACCTGGTGAGCCGCGAGCTGACCTGAACAGCGAAGGACCAAGAACATGGCAAGTGCTGACAAAGTAAAGATGCGGCTCGCCGGCACCGACGGCATCGAGGACGGTGCCGAGGACACGGTGAACCAGCTCACGGACATCCCGTGGGTCATCACGCTCGCGGCCGACGGTGCGACGAGCACCGCGATTGCGATCACCAAGAGCTTCACGAACCCCTTCGATTTCACCCTCAAGGTGGTGTCGGTGGGCGTGAGTGCGGGCGCCGGTGTGACCGCGGACGCGACGAACAACGCCACGACGGTTATCAGCACCGACAACGGAGCGGACTCCGCCCCGGCGACGGCCGCTCAGCTCGTGACGGACGTTGCCGGCGGCAACTGGGTGACGGACATCCTCAAGGCGTTCACGCTCACGCCCGCGAACTGCCTGCTCCCGCCGGGCGGCAACCTCTTCTATACGCAAACGAAGGCGGCCTCCGGGGTTCAGCTCCCGGTGCGCAACATCGTCGTGCGTATGCGGAGGGTGTGACGAATGTCGTCTCGCTCGATGAAGCACGGGCTGACGAACGGGGTGAGCCGGAAGACGATCGTTTTCCGGTTCTTCCCGCAAGGCAGCTCGACGACGCCACTCACGACGGCAGCGGGAACGCTCCGTGACCCGAGCGGGTACGTCGCCAACGTCACGAGGACGGCCACTGCCGGCAAGTTCCTCGTGACGATGGTCGACCCCTACTACAAGGTCATCTCTATCGACCCGACGACTCAGCTCGCGGGCGACACCACGGATCTCTCGGTCCAGTGGGGGACGGTCTCGAACGAGGGCACGTCAACGCCGCTCACGTTCGTCATTCGTCTTCTCACCGGGGCGACGAACACGGACATGGCGGCGGATCCGAACAACTCGGTCTCGGTATCGCTCGACATCGAAGAGTCGGCGGCGGCGGGAGTCTAACGAATGGCTGACAAGAAGCCGGGCGGGCTCCTCGCCATCATCGGAGCCGGCGGCAAGAAGCCCGAGGACGAGGCCGACGGTGAACCGAAGAGCCCGAAGGCTCGAGCCGTCAAAGACTTCTTCGACGCTTGCAACGACGGGGACTGGGACGAGGCCGCTCAGGCTTTCGGCCGTGCCTACGACATTTGCAAGATGAAGGGCGAAGAGGGCGGCGACGACGAGTCCGAGGATTACGAAGGCTCGGACGAAGAGGAGTAACGGATCGTGGCGAGGGAAGTAACCCTACTCACGATCCGTGACCTCGCGAAGCTCTATGCGGACGAGCGTTCATCGGGCGTCAACGCGTTCATCAAGGATCTCCAGCTCAACAAGCTGGTGAACCTGGCGCTCGCGGAACTCTACGACGACCTCGTGAACGCTCGTGGCGCTGAATACTACGAGCTAGAAGACACGAGCATCGTCACCGTGTCGGGCACGGCGAGCTACGACCTGCCGAGCGACTACTACAGGCTCCTCTCCCTGCATCTCCAATGGGGGACCGACGAACTCGAGGAGATGCACAAGCTAGGGAGCCTGAACGACCGGCACCTCTACACGCGCATCTCGTGGCAGCGGTGGACCCGGAAGGCGTACCACGAGCACGGAAAGACCCTCGAGTTCTTCCCGACCCCGACGGGCCCCGCAACCGTCGTTCTTCGGTACGTCCCGGCGTTTCAGGACCTCACGACGGACGCTTCGACGTTCGACGGCGTGAACGGCTGGGAGCGTGTCGTCGCTCTTCGTGTCGCGGTCGAAATCCGCATGATTCAGAAGCTCCCGTACGGGGACCTCATGTCCCTCTACCAACAGGAGAGGGACCGGATCCAAGCGCTTGCGGCCGATCGAGTCGTGGGCGAGCCGGCGAAGATCCGCGACGTCGACCCTGAAGGCGGAGGACGTGGGGACTTTGGACCGTGGGGGTGCTGGTGAACTTTCGCGGCATCCCGACTTACAGCACGACAAGCCCGCCGGCCTTAGCCGTGGAGCTTTCGCGGCAGAACCGTGAGGTAGACACAGCCTTCAAGGACGTCGAGCGAGAGCGAGCCGCACGCTACACGGTTCGGTTCGTCACCTCAGACACGCCGGCCGTTCTCGACGAGATGATCGTGTGCGAGCCCTCGACGGCCCTCACGGTCACGCTCCCGAGTTCATCGCCCGACAATTCGGGGAGACGGATCGCGGTCGTGATGGGGAACTCGGTCACCGTCTTCGTTCGAGCGAGTGGGACCGACAAGGTGGTCGGAACCGATCGCTACACGATGAGCACCCCGGGTCAGATGCTCGAGTTCTACGACGACGGCCACGGCAACTGGTGGAGGACGTAGTGCCCGAGGTCCTCTCCGTACCGATCACCCCTGGAATTCACCAGGAAAACGACCGCACGATGCTCCCGGCGGGGACGCTCATCGATGCGGCGAACGTGCGCGTTCGCAAGGGTGGGGCGATCGGCAAGCGCTGCCCGACCGTAGCCGCCGGTCGTGTCGTCTCGAAGTACCTCAAGACGGACGGCACGGCGGGGACCGGTAACGCCATCACCGGCTACGTCGGAGAGATCACCGAGCTGAACGACGGAAGCCAGGCACTCATCGCCGACAACCGTTGCTACGTCCGAAGGAACACAGGGGACGAGTGGGTAGAGAGCGGCAGGACCTCGAGAGCGCTTCCGGTGAGCGCTACCTGGGTCCAGTACAACGAGGGTGTCGTCCCCGGTTCGAGCCCCGCTCTCTTCTCGGGGACGGGCAACGTGACGTGTGCAACCCAAGGGGATTACACCGCGGTCTCGTACGTCCAGCATGTGACCCAGGGCTCGCTGACGATCACCCAATGCTGCTTGACCCTCTACGGCAAGAACGGCGTCGTGATCGTCGAGAAGACCGCGGGTCAGATCTCGGAGTACCCGCAGGGGCGGCAGAACCCTAAGATCATCGCCGCGAACGGGGTTTTCCTATGGTTTTACCAACAGGCTGACGGCAACTCGGCTGACACGAACCTCTACGTTCGAACCTTAGATCCGGTCGCGAAGACGTTGAGCGCGGAGAACGCCTTCACGTCCACGAAGGCCGCCGGCGGCGGGTATGACGTCACGGCCTACCAGAACGGGACGCAAGTCCTCGTCGCGCACGTCCCGCCGAACACGGAGCCAGGTCTCCCCGTCGGCCACGACGGCTTCAAAGTCGCGCTCTACGACGCGGCGGGGAGCTTCTTCACTGCAACCGCGGTCCAGCTCCACGACGTCACGGGCGACGGTCTCGCGGGTGACATGCACCTGACGGTGTACGGCGATCCCGCGGCTACTCAGATTTGGGTCGGCCTCTGCATGAAGGATGCGAGCGGGGCACGAGCCGTCGGCTTTGACGGTGCTCTCGCTTCTGCCGAAAGCTCGAACCTCCTCCTCTCGCCGTATGCAGGCGGAACGCTTGTCGCCGGGCAGCTCGGGATCGTGAACCGTGGCGGCGGGTCCTCGAGCGTATGGGTGCTCGTTCAGAGCTATTTCAGCGCAGTTCGCCGCATCTACCAGACGGTGGTCTCCGTGTGCTCGCTCGGCCTCGGGACTACGCCGGCACCGTCGAACACGGTCATCCCGCACTGGCTCCCCGCCTCTCGTCCGTTCTTCGGTCAGTCGAGGAGCTTCATGGTCTGGCTTCACGACGACGGCTTGCCCGACGGGTGGGACGACTTCCAGACGAACAGCTTCGCTTGGCGTAACCAGCGAACCTACGGGCTCTTCACCGTCGTCTTCGCGAACGACTCGGGCGGTACGCCTTCGTTCTCGATGCTTCAGCCGGAGCTTGTCCCTGAGGAACGCTCGACGTTTAAGGGCATGTACTCGTGGCTCCCTGAAGTCGCGCTCCACGACGTGACGGACGACAACGGCGTAGCGGTGAACCACGCTCTCGTCCCGCTGTTGTCGCCGATCCAGACGCAAGCTTTGGCGGACGCCGAGTCGTGGGCCGTGATCTTGTACGAGTGGGAGACGGACATCGAGCTGATGTCTCGTCGCCGACAAATCGTCGAGCACGCGGGCGGGGTTCTGGTTCTAGGGGGCCATCTACAAGAGAACGCCCTCGACATCTCGAACCGTGTCCTCCCGACGCTCAGCGGGTTCCTCACGTCAGTAGAGACGACGGGCGCCCGAGGCTTCGAGAACGGCTTTCCCAGGGGGCCCGCGCTCATCGATCGCGACACCCCCAACGACTCAGGCGGGGTCCTCATCGGAAGCGCCACCTATCAACTGTGCGCCCTCTACGAGCACGTCGACGCCATCGGCCGTCGACATCGTTCGCGGCCTTCCCAGGTCGTTCGCGTCTCGCCACCGGACGCGACGAGCGCTCTCTCGGCTCAGGTCGCAATCACGGACCTCTCCGAGCGGCTGATCGCGTCCGACGCTCACGGGATCGTCGTTCATGTCTTCGCGACGCAGGGGAACGGCTCGACGTTCTATAGAATCACGCCGTCAAGCGGTGCACCGCGGGCGTGGGATGAGCTTGCGTCGACCATGGTCGCCGGGTTCACGACGATCGGGCTCGCCGACACGGCCATCCCAGCCGGCGAGATCCTCTACACGCAAGGCAACGTCGTCCCGAACATGCCGGCGCCGGCTCATCGGTTCGGCTGTGTCGGTGCAGGTCGCGTTTGGCTCGGCGGACTTTTCGACCCGACGATGATCGAGTGCTCCAAGCTCGAGACGCCTCAGGAGCCGACGCAGTTCACGAGGAACGCCGCGTTCCGTCAGAAGCTCCCCGATCCCTGCACGGGCCTAGTCGTGATGGACAACACGGTGGTCGCGTTCACGCGCACCGGGATCTACACACTCGCAGCGGCTCTAGCCCCGAACAACCAGGGAGCGCCGGCTCTCCCTCAATTTCAGCCGCTTCCGTCGACCATAGGGTGCATCAACCCATGGTCCGTCCGGGTCGTTGCCGACGGCATTCTCTTCCAGAGTCGGCGAGGGCTCTACATTCTCCCTCGAGGGTTCGGTCCGCCCGAGCTGATCTCCGCCCAAGTTCAGGACGAAATTGAGGGACGTCTGGTGACGTCGTCGGCCGTAGTCGACCACCAAGAACACCGGCTCGTTCTCTCATGCGTCTCGCCGACGAACGTTGGGGCGGACGACGGCCGGCTACTCGTCTACGACCTCGATCGGCACACCTGGATCTCGAGCGACGACCCCGGCACGGGGTCCGAGTACGGCACCATCATCGCTTCTTGGAACGGCCGGCTAGCGCTCGCCACGAGGCTTCAGTTCGGGGCGGACATAGATCTTCGGGTCGAAGATCCCGACGCTTGGACGACGAACCTCTCTAACGAAGACGTGACGCTCGAACTCGCGGACCTCCGCCCGTTCGGCGTGATGGGCAGGGGTGCGGCGCGGGTCTTCCAAGTTCTCGGCGAAATCAGGGCGAACGCGACGATTTCCGCGACGGTCTTCACTGACGGCCGTTACAGCGCGGCTATCGACCTTCCGCCTCAGCAAGTAGTCGGTGAGGTGGGCGACAAGTTTACGGTCGAGTGGGGTTTACCTGTTCGTGACCTCAACGCTGTGGGCGTGCGGCTCAATGTGTCGCCGCCGGACGATGGCTCCGTCAATGAAGGACTTGTTATCCACTCTATTGGTGTGGAGGCAGACAGCCTCCCGTCGAAGCAGCGCGTTCCCGCCGAACGGAGAGCCTAAATGGGTCCGAGTGACGCTGGCTACTACCAAGAGCCGAACTACCTCTCGAGCGCGAAGGTCAAGTCCCAGAACTTTGACCTCGGCAACGGCGATCCGAACTGGCTCTCGAACTTCGCGAACAAGCAGACGGGGACGTCGAACGACGCCTACCGGATGAACGTCCAGGGGCAGAACCTCTCGCACGCCGCGAACGACGCCGCGAACCGAGGGGGATACCAGGCGTACTACGGCATCGCGAACGACACGCTCGGCAAGGCTCAGAACCAGATCCAGAACAGCGCCCCGGCGAACACAAACCAGGGGAACATGGCGGACAAGCTCGCCGCTTTTGCGAGCGCTCCTCAGGGTCCTTCGGCCGCCCAAGCCCAGCTTCAGAAGGGCACGAACCAGGCTCTCGATTCTCAGCTAGCGCTCGCTCGAAGCGGTAGCGGGTTCGGCGAGTCAGCTAACGCTCTGAACGCCGCTGGGCAGAACGCCTCGAGCACGATCGCGAACGCAGCGAACGACTCGGCGACGCTCAAGGCCCAAGAGGATCAGAACTACCGCCAGAACCAGATGCAGGCCCTCTCGGGTGCTGCCGGCATCTACGGCCAGCAACAGCAAGGGCAGCTCAGCCAAGCCCAAGCTCTTCAACAGCTCGCTCAGCAACAGTCGGGGCAAGCCGAGTTCAACACGAACGCCGCTCTTCAGGGTCGTGCTCAGAACGACGCCCTACAGCAAGGGCTCGAGAACTCGAGCATCACCGCTCAGAACGACTCGCTCAGCCAGGACCTCGCGGCTCAAGGGCTCACGCTTCAGGCTCAAAACGCCCAGCTTCAGGGCAAAGAGGCCGAAGAGCAGGCGAACGCCCAGCTCTACGGGACCGACGCAGACGTCTACAAGGCGAACCTCCAAAACCAGGTCGACAACCGCAACCTCGACCAGCAGTTCGGCCGTGACGTTGTCGGCGGTGTGGGTTCTGCGATCAGCGCGATCGGCGGCCTCGCGATGCTCTCGGACGAGCGAGCAAAGACCAACATCGAGCCCACGTCCGCCGCGAACCGCTACGACCGTGATCGCTCGGACACGGGTCGGGCCTATCGCAATTACGAGACCGACCAAACGGACGATCTCTTGGACACGTACTCGACTCTACAGAATCGAGACGACGAGGCGAAGAAGAGGAGGGTCGGGGCCGCGTTTCAGAACGCCGGAGCCCAGTTCTCGAGGTTCTCGCAACCCGTTTCGATGAGAAGGTGAAGTCATGCCTGGAATGTTCGGCAACATCGCGAACGCGCTTCGAAACCAGCAGGCGCAGCAGCCTCAGCAGGGGCAACAACCACCGGCTCGTCCCCCGATGCAGGCGCAGCCACAGGCTCGGCCCGGCATGTTCGGAGCGATGCAGAGGGCCATGCCGCAGCAACAGCAACCGCAGCAACAGCCTCAGCGGGGCGGGATGTTCGGGATGATGCAGCGGGCGATGCCGCAACAGCAACAGCCTCAACAGCGGCCCCCGATGGGCGGCTTCATGGGTCGTATTGCCGGCGCCATGGGGGGCCAGCAAGGGCAGATGCCCCAGCAGAACCAGATGCAGGCGGGCATGGCCCAAATGGGCGGCGGCATGGGGGCGATGCTCTCGGACAAGCGCTCGAAGGATCGCATCCGTGAACTCGAGGACCTCAACGATAGCTACGCCGCGCTCATGAGTCGTGACACGGCGAAGCCCGACGTTCGCCGGCCTGATACCGACGCTCTCGACCGAGCGGCGAACTACAACGGCGTGGGTTCGTACTCCTATGAGTACAAGGACCCGAACGCCGCCGGTGCCGCTCCCGGCGAGCACGTGGGGCCCATGGCTCACGAGCTTCGTTCGATCCCCGGCGTGGTTCAGCCGGGCGCGGACGGGATGGATCGCGTCGACACGCCTCGTCTCACGATGTCGAACGCCTCGGCCATCGGGGAACACGAGCGCGACATCCAAGACCTCAAGGAGGCAAACGACGCGCTCGCACGCCGACAGGAACTCGCCGACCTCGAGAAGGCCGGGAAGAAGCAGTCGAGCCGCATCCTCTCGAACACGCCTTACTGATGGCCACGTACCGCCCGCTCTCGAACGGCCTCTACGAGCTTGATAGCTCGGCTGGGCCGATCCCTGTCTCGGCGACGGAGGACCAGCTCCAAGCCTACGGGCACACCTTGGATCCGGGCGCTCTTGCGTTGAACGACAACGGGACGGGCGGGCAAGGCAACGTTCCTGCGAACGCTTCCGACGCCGTGCCGAACTACAGCCCGGCGGGGCAAGGCGGGGCGCCGGCTCAGTCGCTCGACCAGGACCTCTTCGACGGCGCTCCGAACTCTCCCGCGATGAGCCCGAAGAACGAGGCTGTAGGGGACGTGACGAAGGCGACGAACCCGATCACGGACGGCAACGGGCGTCCCAAGACCGACAAGTTCGCGCCGAAGACGGAAGACGTCGATCTCAAGAAGTACCTCGAGGGCGTTCGCAGCTCCGCCGGCCCGAGCTACGTCCGGATCCCTCAAAAGGACATCAAAGCCCAGTGGACGGTTCGCAAGGGCAAGAGCGTCCCTGAGGACCTGCTCGAGGCGGACAGCGACGCGGCCATCAACCAGCGGCTCGCGATGCAGAAGAAGTCGGACCTCGAAGCGGATCGAGCCGACCGCATGGGCGAGGCCGCTGACGATGCGATTGGCGCCCAAGAGAAGGCCATCTCGGCGGACGAGATCAAGGTTCAGAAGTGGCGTCAGGAGTACGCCCGTCGCCAAGCGGTCATCGACAAGGAGCGTGAGGCGAACGACCAGCTCAAGATCGACCCCGACAAGGTCTTCAACGATAAGGGCGGCACGCTGGCGAAGCTAGGGGCAGCTCTTCAGATCATCGGCGGGGCGGGCGTTCAAGCGGGGTACCGACTCGCTGAGAACCCCGGGATGAAGGCCGTCAACCAGATCATCGATCGGAACATCGAGCTTCAACGGGAAGAGATCGCCAACCGTAAGGCGAGCACTCGGGGCAAGGAGAACGAACTCGAGCGGCTCACCAAGGTCTACGGGAGCCCCGAACTCGCCGAGCAAGAGCTTCGGAACCGTCAGATGTCGCTCTTCAGCGCGTACGCCAAGCGGGCGATGATGCAGTCGCCGGACGACGTACGAGCGAACTTCGACGCCGCCATGGCGGATTTCGAGAAGGAACGCGTCGCGAGCCGTGTCGCTATCGACCAGGCGGCACAGGACGACGTGACCGAGCAGTGGGTGAACCGCCCGGCTTCGACGGTTGCCGTTGGTGGACCCGGCAAGGAGATGAACCGCGTCGTGAGTGTCGACGGGACCGACCTCTTCGCTCGCACACCGGAGCAAGCGAAGGACGTCCAGGAGAAGATCACGAACTCGACGATGATCTCGAACCAGCTAGCCGAGCTGAAGGCGCTCGCCCAGAAGGCTCCGAGCTTCCGTGTCGGCTCGGCCGAGTGGGACGCGACGCTCGCTCGGATGAAGTCGATCGCCTACGACGTGATGCCGCGCATGAACGTCGCCGTGGGTCAGGGCGCCATGTCCGGCGACGAAGCCGAGCGAAACATCAAGATGGTTGGCGATCCGGAGGCGCTCATCCGGACGAACCAGAACGAAATGCTCGACGAGACGATCCGCGGGCAACACACGTTCAAGAAGGGCCTCATCCGGGACTACCTCTACAGGGACAAGGGAGCGACGGCGCACGCTATCAACCCCGAACCCGCACACGTGAGGGAGTAACGTGGCCGAAGTCGCGGTCACACAAGACGGCCGCGTCCACATGCTGGATGCGGAGGGGCAGCCGGTCACGGTCGACAAAACCGATCTCGGCCAGGCCCTTCAAGCTGGCTACCAACCTGAAGATCCAAAGAGCGTCGAGCGCCGCAACGTCGAGCAGACCTACGGGACGCTCGCGGAGAGGGCGAAGACCTTCGGCGAAGGCGCTCTCGAGGGTGCGACACTTGGTGTCGGGAACGCCGGCCTCGCGGCGATCATGGGCGACGACTACAAGCAGAACGCCCAGCTCCGTGCCGAAGTGAACCCGGGGACTCGAACGGCGGGCTCCGTCGTCGGTGCCGTTGCTCCCGCTCTCGCGTCCGGTGGTGAGAGCGCCGTTGCTCGTGGCGTCTCGGCTCTCGGTGCTCCCGCAAGAGCGGCGAGCGGGCTCGGTAGCCTCGCCGAACGTGGAGTGATGGCCGGGCTCGAAGGGCTCGGCTACGAGGGCTCGTCGGTGCTCGGGAGGATGGGAGCGAAGGCTCTCAGCATGGGCGCCGGTGCTGGAGTCGAGAACGCGCTCTACGGAGCGGGGACATCGCTCGAGGATTCCGTCCTAGGGGACAGCGATTGGACGGCCGACAAGGCGATGAGCGCCATGGCCGATCAGGGTTGGTACGGCTTCGCGGGTGGTGCTGCCGTCGGGGGAGCTGGTTCGCTTCTAGCGAGCGCCGGAAAGCGGGTGCTCGAGAAGATGGCCGGCGAGGGCAAGACGTTCCAGCAGGCCGCTGGTGAGCTTGCCGAGCGTCGTGCGGCGAAGTCCGTCATCGGTAACAACCAACGCGTCTACAACGAACTCACCGACTACGGCGACGACTTCAGCCGCATCCAGCGCATGGGCCGAAAGGCTCTCGACGCTGACATCCCGCTCACGAACCTCGAGAAGGGCGTGGCCGCTCTCGGCAAGAAGACCGACGAAGCGGCGGAGCGCCTCAAAGGCGTGGCTGAGCAGCTCGACACGGCGGGCGTGAAGGTCGATGCACAGAAGGTTCTTTCCCAGGTCGACGACCAGATCCAAGCGCTCAGGAACGTCGACCTCAAAAGCCACCACGCCGTAGCCGACCGGCTCGAGAGCGAGATCGCTCCCATCCGTGAGGCTCTCCAGCCCAAGGAAGTCCCGACTGTAAACCGCACGGGTGAGAAGCCCACGGTCGAGTTCACCGAGAAGCCGGGCAAGGAGTACTCCTTCAGCGAGTGGTGGAAGCTCCGCCAGAAGTTCGACGAAACCCTGAATTGGGCCAAGCGTGGCGGGGACCCAGCGACGGATAGCCTCAGGAAGCTCCGCTCGACGCTCGACGAGGGCCTAGACGACGCTCTCGCTCAGCACGCTGACCTCCAGGCGAAGAAGTTCGCGGTCGATCCTTCGGACCTTGCGGCCAAGGAAACCCACGAGACGGGCTCCCTCGCCCAAGAGTGGAAGAGCGCGAAGGAAGACTACGGCGACTTCGTGTCCCTCAAGAACGCGGGCGAGGAGCAGCTCATGAGGGGCGAGAAGAACCGGTGGATCTCGCCGAGTGACTACGGCGTAGCAGCGACGGGGGCGAACATTCTAGGGACCGTCGCCGGCATCGCCTCAGGTTCCGTCGGCATCGGAGCCCTCACGAGCATGGCGAGCGGGGCAGCAAGCGGCCTCGCTTCCAAGTTCTTCAGGGAGCGAGGGGCCGGGATGGTTGCCCGCATGGCCGACGCGATCTCGAAATTCGATGCTCGGACCGGGCTCGCAGCGAAGGTCATGGTCGGTGCCGTCCCGGCCGCGAAGAAGCTCCCGATCACGATCGCCACGAGGAAGCGCCGAGAGGACGAGCGGGCGAAGAACTTCACTCGCGTGAACGAGCACGTTCAACGGTTCGCGTCCGATCCCATGTACGCGCAGGCCGAGACCCAGAAGGTCATCAAGCCCTGGACGACGGAGCAACCCGGGCTCGCGTCGAAGATCGCTCAACGCTACCAGGCGGACATGGCGTACCTCGCTGAGAAGGCTCCCAAGCCCTACTCGGCGGGGACCAAGAGCTTCCAGCCGTTGAAGACGCCGAAGCTCTTCAGCCGGGTCGACAAGCAGAAGTTTCTACGTATCGCCTCCGCACTCTCGGACCCCGCCGACGCGATCGACGACATCGCTCAGGGCGACATCGACCTCGACGTGATCGAGGCCCTCAAGGAGCGCCGGCCCGAGGCGTACGCCGACCTCCGCACGGACGTGATGACGGAGGCGGCAAAGCTGAAGGACGAGATGCCTTTCGCCCGTCGCAACTTTCTATCTATCGCCTTCGACTATCAGGGCGATCCTTCGCTTGACCCCCAAACGCTCGCTTCGATCCAGTCGAGCACGATGCAGAACATCGAGAGCCCGGATGACCAAGGAGGCTCGGGCCCTCCGAAGAGAATCAACGTCGATGGTGAAGCCCTTCAAGACGCGATGACGCTCCCCTCCGAGAAGCAAGCGACGGGCTAATGCCGGGCAAGACCAAGATCACGATCGTCCTCGTCTCCAAGGTGAAGATGACGATCACGCTTACCGCAACGACAGTCTTTCGAATCGATCCCTAAAGAACGAGCCGCCGCCATGAGTGCCGTACGTTATCGGCCAGCAGATCAGGAACACAGGTGAGTTTCGGGACCTAGCGAACACGCTGACGGATCCGAGCGCTCTCGTGTTCGTGATCCGTGCGCCGAACGGCGAAGAAACTCGCTACGAGTACGGCACGGACGTCGAGGTCGTGAAGGACTCGACGGGCGTCTACCACGTAGACGTCACCCTCGAGCAATCGGGGGATTGGTACGTCCGTTGGGAAGCGACGGGGGCCGTCATCACGGCCGGCGATCAGGTCGTTCGCGTCGAGCCTTCACCGTTCGACATCCCGGTTCCGCCTCCCGACCCCGTAGACAACGGGAAGGTCGTCGTCGCGTTCAACGGCGGCTTTGGTTACGTCGGCGGAACCCTAGGTCAATGGCTTCGGTGGGGCGCGGGTGGTGCGGTCTTCCAGGACGGTGCACCGACGGGCGGGCTCTCCCCGCCGCTCAACCCGGACCAGAACGACTACTTCACGATCGGCCTGAACGGCGATCTCCACTACATCACGCCGACGGACGCGACGTCGCGTCTCAACGTCTTCACCTCGACGTTGAAGGGGCTCACGCCCGCGAGCGGCGGCGGGACCATCAACTATCTCCGTGCCGATGGCTCGTGGGCGGCTCCCGTCGCTCTGCCCGTGAGCGGCGGAGACGATTACAAGGTTGCGTTCGGGCTCGCGGGGAACCTCTCGTTCGCTTCGACCGTGAAGATGGGGACGGCCGGGGACTCGCTCCTCTTCGGCGGAACGGCCACGACGGGGGCAAAGCTCAACTTTCCAGGCTCGGGCACCCTTGCTAGGGCACGCAACAACGCGGGCACAGGGAACGTCGATCTCTTCACGTGGGGCACGACGGCGGATCGCCTTGTAATCGGTGACTCGACGGCACTCGCAGGGCTCGACATTGCCCTGAAGTTGTCGGGAGACATCTCGATCTCCGCGGCCGGTAGCACCAAGTACAACCTCACCTCGACGGGGATGAACTTCAACGCCAACTCGGCGTTCGGTCTTCTCTTCGTCGCCTCGACGGGCACCAGCGCGAGCGCCGGCTTCGTGAGGGCTCCGAACAACGTCTCGATCATCGCGGCCAGGAACGCCGCGGGTACGGCGGACATCGGGGTCGTAAGCACTGATGGCTCGAACAACATCACGATGGGCGATGCGGCGAACACGGCCGCCGTCCAGCTTGCGGCCAAGAGCGGCGGCTTCGTGGGGCTCTTCGTAGCCGGAACCCTCGAGTACTCGTTCAACGCCACACAGCTTTCGTGGAACGCGAACAACTCGGTAGGCGCCGGGTTTTACAGCACGTCGGGATCGGTCGCGACCGGTGGCCTCTTCAGGGTTGCTTCTAACCAGATCATCCTGACCGGCCTCAACAACGCCGGGACCGGCAACATCCAGCTCGTCGCCACGGACGCGAGCGACAACGTCTACCTCGGTGGGTCGAACTCGCTAGCCGCGAGCTTGAACTACAACGTCAAGGCCGGCGGGACCCACAACATCCAGGTCAGCGCGGCGACCGAGTACGCGTTCTCGAGCACGACGGCCGATTTCAAAGACAACGTTCTCCAGTTCGGCACCACACCGGCAACCAGCGGCGTGATCCGCCTGTCGAATGCGACGAACGTTACGGCTCGCAACGCCGGCAACACGGCAGACCTCACGCTCGTGCGATCCGACTCGAGCGACAACGTTTTGCTCGGCACGACGGGAGCGGGTGGTGACACCTACTTGGATGCCGCGAGCGGGAAGACGATTTGGATCCGGTTCGCCGGTGGAGCTCAGGACTATCGGTTCACCTCGACGTTCGCCGACTTCACGGACAACTTCCTCCAGTTCGGCACGAATCCCGCCGGTTCAGGGCTCGTCAGAACGCCGAACAACGTAGCGATCATTGGAGCAAGGAACGCGGCGAACACGGCGGACGTCGAAGCCCTCAGGGTCGACGGTTCGAACGTCGTCGTTCTCGGTGGTGTGGGAGCCACACCAAGCGCGGCTCGTGTCTACGCGAACGCGACGACGAACTTCACCGTCGCGATCAACGGCACTGACGAGTACCTCTTCGACGGCAGCATCGCGAACTTCACGAACAACTCGTTAAAGTTCGGAACGACGCCCGCTTCGAACGGCACGATCAGGCTAGCGAACGACACGGGACTCATCGCGTGGCGTAACGCCGGCAACACGGCGGACGTGCTCGGCCCGTACGTTGACTCGGCGAACGGTCTTCTGATCGGCGCCCCGAACGGTGGGTTCTCGTCGCCGGCAAACACGGCGATTTATGCGGCCTCGGGCGGCTCGGTCTTCATCCGCGTCGTCACGACCGACGAGTACGTGTTCAACGCCACGACGGCGAACTTCAAGGACAACGTGCTTCAGTTCGGCACGAACCCGGCGGCGCAAGGCACGATCCGTCTGGTTGCGTCGTCGGGCACGGGCGGAGTTTGGTTCCGCAACAACGCCAACTCCGCCGACATCTCGGGCATCTTCAGCGGCACCGACGACGTCCTCTATTTAGGGGACTCCACGAACAGCGTGGGTGTGAACATTCGCTCGAAGACGGGCGGGTTCACGCAGATCATGTTCAACGGCGTCGTAAGCCACACGTTCGACGCGAATAAGCTCTTCATCGCGAACTCGGGTACGCCACCGACGACGGATCCGACGGGCGGTGGTGTTCTCTACGTTGAGAGTGGTTCGCTCAAATTCCGCGGTTCCTCGGGAACCGTCACAACCCTGGCGGCTGCATGAGCAGGATGAAGCTCGATACGCTTCGATCGGGGCCGACCGTTGTCACGTCAACAGGCACCCAAACCGCTGCCTCGTGGTCGCTTGCGACGCTGACGAGCGGTATGTCGACGGGGGACGTTTGCTACGTGGACGTCGTCGCCGGCTGCTTTAGCGTGAGCGCGGCGAACTACTCGGCTCTTGTCGCTCTGACGGTTGCCGTGGGGCTGAATGCTGGCCCGACGTACGCGCTTGGGGCCGTTAGCTACAGCCAGCCGAACGCCGGCTCGGGGAACACGCCTGGCGACGTCACGGGTGGAGGCATGTGGGACTCGATGACGCTCGATCAGTCGAGCGGGACGCTACGTCTCCGGGTCACGTTCTCGGTTCATACCCAGGGTTTCACCTGCTACGCGCTCGCCAACACGTTGGGGCCGTGATGCTGATCGTGGTGCCCTTCAATCGCCCGGAGCGCCTCGAGCACGTCCTCAAGATATGGCGTCACCAGTACACGAAGGCGCCGCTGGTTCTCGTCGCCAACGAACGAGGGGCGTGGGCTTCTCGTGCCGAGGAAACCGGAGCCGTCGTCCTAGTTGGAACCCCATCGATAGGTGGAGCAAAAAACCGCGGACTGGAACACGCCCGAAGCGTCGGAGCTGACTGGGTGCTCTTCCTCGACGACGACAACTACTGGGGACCGATGCTCGTCCGTGAGTTCGTGCGTGAGGCTACGGACGACGTCGAGGTGATGAGCCAGGGGATCGGCTTCGTCCGCTTCGACGATGGCCTGTACCTGTTTTCTACACCCCTAGGTTTCTGCCCCGGCCATTGCACCGCGGTTCGGACATCTCTCGGCGTCTACTTCCCCGAGCTGAACTTAGGGGAGGACGTCGCTTGGACGAAGAGCCTCCCGCCAAACACTAGGGTTCGGCACCTCGGCCCGTGGCACGCGATCTACAACCGAACCGGGATCGACCACGCCTACAAGGTCGGCAAGGTCGAGTTCTTGGCTTCGTTCGGGGACGCCCTGGAGATCGGCGACGTTGCCGACGACTTCGTCGACCTCCCTAGGGACGTGTCGAAGCTGAACCTCCGACGGCACACGGCGAACGACGACGAGATCTTCGCCTCGCTGGCACGGCATTCACGGTTCCGAGGGGGCTCATGCTCGGGCTGATCCTTCACGGTGTAGGTCGGTCTCGCTCGGTGAGTGCGGCAGCGTGGACCCCGGCGGCTTTGAGCGGCCTGGTGGGCTGGTGGGATGCCATGACCGGCATCACGCTCGCCGGAAGCAAGGTCTCAGGGTGGGCTGACCAAAGCGGGAACGGCTCGGACCTCGTGCAAGCCACGGGTTCAGCTCAGCCGACCTACCAAAGCACCGGGTGGAACTCGAGCAAGCCCACCCTGAGCTTTGACGGCATCAACACGTGGATGAGCACCGCGAACGCGACGCTCACCGGGCTCGTGAACGGCACGAACTCGCCCTTCACGGTGATGGCCGTGGTGAAAGCCGTCAGCAACACGAGCTTCAAAATCCTCACGGGTTGGGACGACGGAGCCGGCAACGGCCGCTACATCCTGGGGTGCGACAACGCTCACAAAGCGTTCGCGACCGATGGGACGAACTCTCGCTCGGCAACGGCGACGTTCGACGGTTCGAATATCGTGGTCGCCTATGAGGTCGGCGGCGGCACGATCACGAGTTACTTGAACGGCACGCTCGACTTCAATGGCGCCGTCCTCGGGATCGCCGCGAGTGGGACGACCAGGTTTCTCTTAGGGCTTCACCCGCTCGGAGCGTTCCCCTGGAACGGGCTCGTGAGCGAGGTCGTCATCTACTCCGCGAAGTACGGCGCTACTGAGGCGGCTCAGTTTCGCACTTATGCGCAAGCAAAGTGGACGGGACTATGAACGAAGAACTCGATCTCAACGTCATCCTCGAGGCCGTGAGCAGCCAGCGAAACAGCTTTGCCAACGAGGTGGCCGTTCTTAAGGGACGTCTTGCGGCAGCAACGGCGAAGATCGCTGACCTAGAGAACCAGCTCAAGACGAAGACCGGGGAGGAGCCGAAGGGTGAAGGACCGCCTACTTCGTAACCTCGACTGGCTCCTGCGTCGCATCGGCGAGCGGCTGAACGCGATCGAGGACGAGCGTCTCACGGCTATCGAGGAGAGGCTCCGAGTGATCGACGCGAACCTCACGATCGCGAACCGCACGGCCCAAGAGCAAGGTCAGGTTCTGGGACTGCTCCACGACATGGTTCGCGAGCTGCATTCCAGGTTCATCGAGCACTCTGATTCGACGGGCGCCGAGATCCGCCGGCTCAAGGCGAAGGTCGGCCTCAATGGCGGACGCTGAGTACGAGCGCCGTCTCCGTCGGCTCCGTGAGTCTGTCTCGGACGCCGAAGAGGATTCGAGCGTAACGCACATTCACGCGACGGGCTCGAAGATCGTGGTTCAAAACGTCGGGGCCGGGAACGTGAAGGCCGGGCTCGACGTGAGCATCCCTCCGAAGGCGGAGAAGCCCATCATCATCGCTGTCCTCACGACGTTGCCCCCGTGGGGCCGTGTCGTGATCGCCCTAGCGATCGTCACCGCTGCCGGGCTTGGGGGTCATACCCTAGGGTGGTGGTGAACCTAGAAAGGGATCTCCTTTTCGGCCTCTTTCCTCTTCTCCTCGTTCTCGCGTCGCTCTTTGAATCGCTTAAAAGCCGCCTCGAACATGTAGAGGTACTGGATGATCGCTTTCGTGAACTCGAGAGCATCGTCCGCGTCCTGCCTCGAGACAGTTACAGTGATGTCGTGCGCCGCGTCGTTGCCCAAGGCTCGGAGTACATGGTCAGCCCATTCGTAGAGGCGCGACTCAATGATCCCTCGCTCCTTGAGATCGATGAGCTTGTCCTTTAGGTTGCGCCCTTTCGCTTCGAACCCGAAGCAGATCCCCTCGAGAGTTCGCCGACACATGATGGCAGCGGCGGTGTAGGCGCCGGACTGGAAGCAGGCGTGCGCCTCCCAATAACTGGCACAGATGTTCGCCGGAACGCTGCCGTCTAGTTGAGACCTATCGCTGGGGAAGATTACGACTGGCTGGCCGTAGCCCTCGAACCCGGTTTCCCTCACGGCCACAAAGGGCTTCTGACAATGCGGGCACGCGTAGAGCAAATATTGGTAGTCGGGCTCATAGTCTTCGCTCGTCACCTCGTACGTGAAGCGGTGCACCGCGGCGACGGGCTTTTCACACTTGGTGCATGTGGCTACCAACCCTAACATTCGTCGACGCTATGCAGATCTTGATGGCCGTGCAACTTGTCCGCGGGCCAGTGGCGATCGTCACCGTTGCCGGTCTCGGCGGGCAGTCTCGGCTAGGGTGGTGGTGGACCTAAGCTAGAACGGGAGATCGCTTAGCGTGACGTGATCCTGGAACGCTAGGTGTCCTTCGATCCACACTGTAGCGATCCCCGTCGGGAGTGCGTCCTTGAGATTGATCCCCCACCTCTTCGACATCTGATGCTGGTCCTTCGTCGCCGTCCAAACGTTCTTGGCATCCTCGTACTTGAACGCGACCTTCATGGGGAGGCTGTAACGGGTGGGTGCGTGAAAGCCAAACCGAATGAGGTTCTCCTCCGGCGTTACCTCTTCAACGAACGCCCACTCGTTCTCGAAGTATTGGCTGGCCTCAACGTCGACCAAGCTTTCGTAGCGGGACCTAAGTTGCTTACCCAGTAGATGCAGGAGCGTCCGGCGTTCGGGGTGCGAGCGGCAGACGATCCTTTTGATGCCTCTCGTGGATAGGCGAACCGGAACCAGCACTTCGGCGCAACGGTGAAAGGTCAGACTCGACGCATGGGGATGGCCCCACGTCGAGCCCCGGTGGTACACGAGCGGGAAGTCGATCCGGTCGAAGTCGGCTTCGGTAGGGCCGTGGCTAACGCCCCCCGCCCCCATGTTACCCGTTGAGAACTGGGTGCTGTCTTGACCGAGCAGGTCGACGAAGTCGAACAGCATGAAGACCGGGACCGGGCAGTGGGCCTCTAGATCGATGCCGGCCGCGGGCCGAATGCCCTCGTTACGGTATTGGGTCGGGGTGAGAGGGCGGAAATAGAGGCGGACGAAGTCCTTACGCTCGGTCGTCGTGTTAGCGATGACGCTCGGGGCCGCGCAATTCTTGTAGGCGATGTTCTGTCTCGCCATTTCCTCGCGGCTGAGGAGTTCGCCTCGCTTCAGGATCTCGACGACGTTCTCGATGTCGTCGAATCGATACACGTGGCTGGCGAGCTGCTTGGGCAGCACGTTGTTCCACGTCGCTACGTGCTTCCGAAGTTTATTGATCCACGGCTTCAAGGTGAGCGGGCATCTGCTGCGTCTGCTCCGGGTCGCGCTCGGCGGCAGGGGAGAAACGGATCCCCCTGACGTTTAGCTTCTTGTTCCTCGGGTCGGCAAACGGAGCAGTCTCGATATAGCCTAGCTCACACAGCAGGGGGACGACCTTCTTAGCGTTCCGGGCAAGATCGGGAGGGAACTCGTCGACCGTCAACGCACCCCTAAGTTTCAGGTCCAGCCAGAGAGAACGGAAATCCTCACCCGGGATCGCTAGATCGTCGGAGTAAACGAGGACGGGGAGAGGCGGCGGTCCGTCGTCGCAAACCGTCGTTGATTCGGCTCGTGGCGCGGGTTCGACCCGTGCCGCGTGCTCCCTCAAATCGTCGAAGAACTCGTTGAAGCTGATCCTGATGCGCGGTTGGAGGAGATCCTTCTCCTTATGTTCCGGCACAAAATCAGCCGGATTCTTCACGCGGTGCACGTAGACCGGGATGGGGAGGTTCTCGAGGTACTTCTCCATCATCGGGCGCACCACCTTCTCCCAGTCGAGGCCGCCGTTCCCGGTCCCGAGCTGGGGGAACGAGATGCTCGTGATGCCGTACTCGGCGTAGCTCGCGACGAACTTCTTGAGCCCGGCTTCGACGTACTCGGGCTTCGAAGGGGACCGCCAGTGGCGCTTGGTCGGGAAGTTCAGGACCCACTTGTTAGGGGTCCGGTAGAGGTAGAGCTTCCCGACGGTGAGCGTCTTGTCCTTGCAGAACTTGGCGTACCGCTCGAACATCTCGGGGTAGCGCCGCTTGTATTCGAGCGCGATGCCCTTCCCCATGACGCCGACCGTGTTCACGGTGTTCACCAGCGTCTGAGCCGGTGACTCGAACAGGTTCATTGAGAGGTAATGCAGCAT